GAACGAATTCCGGCGCATCCTCGAGGGTGGCGAATGGACCTCGTTCTCGAAGCAGACCCAGGCGTATTACAAGCCCTACGCCGAGCGGTCGATGGCCGATCGCCAGATCACCGACGCGGTGCGGGAACTCCTCGGCCGGATCATCCCCGAGAAGATGCACTTCGTCGACGCGGTGGACCGGATCGTCACCAAGGGCGCCCACGGCAACGAATCGAAGACGATCGAGCCGACCGGCATCTACATCCGGAACCGGGCGATCTACCCGACGATCCTTGTGTCCTTGGAGGGCCCCGATCCGATCGGCAGCGCGGCGCATGAGTCGATCCATCATCTCCGCAACTACGGGTTCTTCCGGCCTGAGGAATGGGCGGCCCTAGAGCGTGGGGCCATCGAGGGCGGCTGGCTGGAGAAGCACGGCATCGATCGCCGGTACGACGAAGGCGGGCGGCAGCTGCAACTCGAGGAGGCCATCGCGGAGGAGTTCGCCGATTGGCGCCGGGACCCGGAGAACCGATACCTGCCGCCGGAGGTGCGCACCGTCTTCGAGCGGCTGCTGGCGCTCTACGAGGCGATCAAGGCCAAGGTCGGCGAGTTGCTCGGGAAGGAGCCGACGGTCGAGGACCTGTTCAAGCGGGTTGAGGCTGGGGACATCGGCCGCCGCAAGGGCACGGAGCCGTTGGACCCGGGGGTGTTCAACGAGAAGACCCAGGCCCCGAAGGAGCCCCAGGACCTCGGCCCCCGGGTCTTCGAGCGTGCGGCTGCCCTAGGGATGACCGTCGACCAGTTCCAGCGCTACGAGGCCCTGATCGCCAAGCGGCACGCCGAGGACATCGCGGCCGCCACCAAGCGCGCGGAGCAGGAGAAGGCCCGTGAACTCACCAAGGAGTGGAAGGAAAACCGCAAGGCACTACGTCAGGAAATCGCGGACGATATTCGACTGCGCCCGGATGTTGCTGCGGATTTATTCTTTGGCGCTGGCGAGCTCTACGGCAAGAAGGTTCCGCTCGCATCGGTCAAGCTCGACGCGGCGGCACTGACCGAGGCCCAGAAGGCGGCCCTACCGAAGCAGTACTACGGCGCCCGGGGGATGCACCCGGATGACGTCGCTGGGCTCTTCGGCTACTCGTCTGGCGACACCATGCTGGCGAAGCTGACCGAGTACAACGCCGCGAAGATGGCCGCGGGAATGTCGGCCAAGGACTTCGTCTCCCGGGTGGTCGACATCGAGACCGATCGCCAGATGCGGATCAAGTACGGGGTCCTTGAGGACAACATCGTCGACGCGGTGAAGGAGCAGGTCGCTGGAGAGACCCAGCTGGACATCCTGCATGAGGAAACCACCGCCCTCGGCATGCGGGCCGGTGGCGGTCCGTTGGACAAGGCGACGATCCAGGCGCAGCTGCGGGAGCAGTTCTCCCGGATGACGATGGCGGATGCCCGGAGCGACGCCTATCTCCGGGCCGCGGGCAAGGCGGGCCGTGCGGCCGAAATGGCGCTCCTTGCCGAGGACCCGGCGACCGCGTTCCGGGCGAAGCAGCAGCAGTACTACGCGACGGTGATCGCCGGTGAGGCCGCGAAGCTCGAGCGCGAGGCGGCGAAGTTCGACAAGCTCATCAAGCGGCTGTCGCGCCGTGAGGTCCCGCAAGTCGAGCCGGAGTACCTGGACTACATTCACGACCTGCTCCAGGGCGCTGGGGTGCTGGTGCGCCGGACCCCGGAAGACATCGCCGGGTCCAAGGAGCACTACGGCAACGGATCGCTGATCGACTTCCGCGAGGCGAAGAACGCGGACGGGTGGGACCTAGCGGTTACCGACCGCGTCGCCGAGGGCATCGGCAAGCGACTGGAGGACATGACCGTTGAGGAATGGCGGGAGTTCAACGACGCGGTGACCTCGTTGAACCACGTCGGCCGTGCGGTGCGTAAGATCGAGATCGCCGGTGAGAAGCGCGACTGGGACGAGTTCCGACAGGAGGTCATCGCGAACATCCGGGAACTCCCGGCGCGCGGCCGCTCCGTCCAGAACCGATGGCTGTACAAGATCGACGCCTCGTTGACCCGGATGGAGGAGCTCGTCAAGGACCTCGACCTGCGCAAGGAACTCGGGCCGTTGTTCTCCGCGGTGATCGACCCGATGATGCGCAGCAAGTCGAAGGAATTCGACCTGATGACGGACCTCTCGAAGCACTTCCAGGAAACCCGCGGGGAGTTCGGCGGAGCATGGCGGAAGTCGCTGCGGAAGGCGATCGATCAGGACCTACTGGTGGACCCCTACACCGGGGCGCCCTATGACATGACCCGGGAGAACCTGATTCAGGTCATGCTGAACTGGGGCAACCGATCGAACATCGAGAAGCTGGTCGCTGGGGCTGGCATGGCGAAGTACGGTCGGCGGTTGACCCGGGAGGAGATGGGGGTTTACGAGGCCCAGATCAAGGCCCTGATCGACCAGCACGCTACGGCCGAGGATTGGAAGTTCGTCCAGCGGATGTGGGAGCCGTTCAAGGGCTGGCAGGCCCAGATGGACACGGTGGCCCGGAATACCTCGGGGATCGCCCCGAAGTGGATCAAGACCGAGCCGGTGCAGACTCCGCATGGGACCTTCGAGGGCGGGTACTGGCCGGTGAAGTACGATCGGTTGAGCTCGAACCTGTCGGTGATCGAGGACCGTAAGGCTGGCGAGGCCACGGTGTTCGGCGCGAATTACTTCCGGGCGGCGACCGCCAAGGGGTACCTCAAGGAACGCACCGGGTACGTGGACTTCGTGGACATCTCGACCTCAATCGAGCAGGCCGCCGGGACCATGCAGCAGACGATCCACGACATCGCGTTCCGAGACGCGCTGATCCAGGCCGGGAAGGTGTTCTACGACAAGCAAATCCGTGCGGCAATCCGGAAGCACTACGGCGCGGAGTACGAGGCCCAGCTGATCCCTTGGCTGCGGCGCATCGCGCACCAGTACTCGGCCGACGACGCAGCGATCTCGGGGATCAACGACTTCCTCCGCCGGGTGCGGATCAACCTCGTGTCGCATACCCTGCCGTTGAACCTCAAGGTGATCCTGTCCCCGGACATTGGGGTCCCGAATCCCCAGGCCTGGGCGACGTACCTCGCGAACCGCGAAGCCAACGTGAAGCTGGCGATGGAGAAGTCCGAGGAAATCCGGCACCTTGTGTACAACATGGACCGGGACTACAACGACGCGCTGGCCAAGGCGACGCAGGGCACCGAGATCGGCGAGGTCCGGAAGAAGGCGATCGAGTGGGGCTTCTGGCCGGTGGCTAAGGTCTCACAGGAGTTCCGGGTGTCGACGTTCGTCGACCAGTACTACAAGGCCCTTGGTCGGGGGTTCCCCGATGCGCAGGCCGCGAAGATCGCGGATAGCTTCGTGCGGGAACGCCATGGCGCGGCCAGCGTGGTGGACCTGCCAGCGGCCATGCAGTCGAACGAGAGCATGAAGATGCTCACGATGTTCTACGGGTATTTCAACACGATGTACAACTGGCAACGGCAGATGGTCGGGAATGCCCGCCGTGGCGAGGTGAAGAACTTCATGGTCAACGGCCTCGGGTCGGTGGTCGTTGGGGCTGCCTTTGGCGCGGCCTTGTTCAACGACCGGAAGAAGGACGACTCGTGGTTTAAGATCATCGGGAAGGCGATGGTGATGCAGCCCCTCGCGACGATCCCGATTGTGAACCTCGCGACGAACTACGCCTTCGAGGGCTACGCCCCACGGATACCCTTCGCGAGCATGCTGACCGCGGCGGGGAATATCATCTCCGACAGCAAGAAGTGGTGGAAGGGCCAGCGAGTGGAAAAGCCGATCACCCACGGCGCGAACGTGGTGGGGCTGGCCACCGGGCTGCCGCTGGCGCAGGTCGGCCGCACGACCCAGTTCGGCTCGGACGTGGCGCAAGGACGGCAACGACCCCGGAACATCGGCGAATGGGCCCGGGGGATTATCACCGGTGAGGCTCGGTTGAAGAAGTGATCGATCCGGACGATGAAGAGGGGTCGCTGGTGATCCCTGTGGTGCTCGCACTGGGGATACTCTTCACGTTGTTTGGGGCGGTGATGGTGCTAACGCAGGAGAGAGACTATGGCATGGAGACTAGCGAAGGGCCTGGAGCACCTTCGAGATCAAGTGAACGCGAAGTACCCGGCGCGTAGCAAGGCGAGCGATGGGAGCATCGGCGACACAGCGCATTCGGCGCGGAAGTCGGACCATAACCCGGATTCCGCTGGGGTGGTCCACGCGATCGACCTCACGCATGATCCGAGGAATGGCTTCGACAGCTACAAGTTCGCCGAGCACCTGCTGCGGACGCAGGACTCCCGGCTGAGCTACGTGATCTCCAACGGGAAGATCGGCTCAGGGCCGCGGGGGCCGAGCCCCGGGATATGGCGGAAGTACACCGGGACGAACCCGCATGATCACCATGTCCACGTGTCGATCGTCGCGGGGTCCCTTGCGGATGACACCCAGGACTGGGACATCGGCGGGAACGCGGTGGCGCCGAAGCCGGCCGCGCCTGCGGTGGCGCCGGTGCTTCGTGCTGGCGATCGTGGGGTGGATGTCACCCGGGTGAAGACCCTGCTCAAGGCCAAGGGGGTCACCGTTAGCCAACGCGACGACGTCTTCGACAACGAGACGAAGCTCGGGGTGCAGTTGTTCCAGCTGCGGCAAGGGCTGGTCGACGACGGGATCGTGGGGCCCCAGACGTGGAAAGCATTGGCATAGGAGGCGAAGGATGAACCTGACTGGAAAGCAATGGATCGCGATTGTAATGGCCATCCTCGGCGTGCTCGCGATCAGCACGTCACAGCTGACCGATCTTCTTGGGCCCCAAACGGCCAAGACGATCAGCACCGCGGCCAATTTGGCCAACACCATTCTGGCGTCGATCATGGCCGTGCTGACCGGGCAAGCGACGCTGGTCAAGGACGTCCGTGCGATGCCGGGCGTGGAGAAGGTCCTTGTTAACGACAAGGCGAATGAGACCTTGGCGAAGATTGCAACCGATCCGGCCGAGCCGAAGGTCGGTGCCGTCGATGCCGGGACTAGGATGGTGCTACAGGACAAGGCGAAAGGAGCCTGATATGCGGAAGTTGATAGCGGCGGCGATGGTGGCGGTCACGCTCGGGGGCTGTGCGCAGCTCCAGGCGGTAGGCTCGGGCATCTCGCTCGTGACGAAGTCGGTGGCGAACCCGGTCACCGAGAACGAACTCTACCAGATCGAGGCCTCGGTGAATATCCTCGTGAAGGCGCTGGTGGCGTACCGCCGGGCTTGCATCGCTGGGTCGGCCGACAAGTCCTGCCGCGCGAACATCGCGGCGATCCAACCGTACACGAAGGAGGTCCCGGTGTACCTCGCGCAGCTGCGGACCTTCGTGCGGTCGAACGACCAGATCAATGCAGCGAACACCTACAACACGCTCGTGACGCTGTACACCAACGCCAAGGACACTGCGGTGCGCCTGGGCGTGAACCTCGGAGGGTAGCATGAACGCAACGGCAATATTCGCGATACTCGAGAAGGGGCTGACGGCCCTGCCGATCTTGGTCAACGCGGGGATGGACATCTACTCCCTCGCGACGCGGCTGGCGACGGTCGCTAAGGACGCCAAGGAAGGGAAGTCGGTGGACCCGGCGGAAGTGGCGGCGCTGGAAGCCGACCTCGACGCTGGGCTCGCTGAGTTCAACTCCCCGATGCCGCCTGACGTGGCGTAGGAGGGGACTGGGAATGGCCGCGGGTGAGTGGGTTCCGATCGCAGGGCTGGCGTTGCAGACCCTTCTCATCCTCGGCGGGGGCTATGCGATGGTAGTCCGCGCCGATATGATGACGAAGGCGCTGCGGGAGGAGGTCAAGGCGATGAAGGAGGAGGTCAAGGGGCTGGCGTCGGTGATAACCACTCAGGCCGTGCATGCGGAGCGGATGGACAACATGTCCAAGCGGCTGACGATGGTGCAGCAAACGGTTGAGGACCTCCGACGCGGCCGCGGCTACGTGCAGGAGCGGATGCCCCAGGCCGTCGACGGCGAGTATCCCTAACGCGGCAGGCACCGGTACCAACCCTTCCCATACCGGTCCACCGCTTTCTTTTCGATCAACCCCGAGCCGACCATGATCTCCACGATCCGCATGATCGAGTGGAGGGGTATCCGCGTGCGCGCGAAGTTGGTGATCATGTGCTCTGGGACCCCGTCGCCCTTGTCGGTGATCTGGATGTGGTGGTAGATTTCGTCGATGGCCCGAGCATCGGTGCCGGTGGACCCGGCGGTGAAGATGTCGGGCATGTAGGACTCGGCTTCCAGAAGCCAACCCATAGCTCGATTGAAATCGTCCTTCGTAAGAAGTAGAACGTTACCTCGGTCTGCGGCCGATACCATCGAGAGCTTGTAGAGATGGACTCGCCGGCGGGTTTTATAGTGCAAAAGCTTGGGATGGTTAATAACGGGTGGTTCACCCAAGGCTCGCCAATTGTTAACCGCATCTCGATAGTCTTGAGTGACTTTAAACTCCCCAGTGAGCGAGCCGATGACTTTGATGTCATGGATCAAGTCCTCTTGCATGCCGGTCTTGACCCCTGCGAAGTCGTCCCCGATGATCCGCTCGTCGCTGTGGATCAGGATCACCCGGGAGGTGAACCCTTGATCCCAAGCGGTCTCGGGCATAAGGGACACGAGGTTCGAGGGGGTGGTCCCGGAGATCAGGTTGACCTGGGGGTGAGCGATCTTGATGTCGATGTCCCGGCCGCGGCGCTTTTGAGCGTACGGGTCGGGGTCGTAGAAGGCTGAGAGAAGACCCACCATCTCGTCGTCGTACTTATGCATGAAGGCGGTGAGTTCTTCGGCGGTGATGGTAGTATTATTGTATTCGATTGGTGGGTCCGGGAGACGAGCGATAAACCGCTTGCTAGCAACAAGGTTATCAACCAAGCTAGCACCTGTGAGGCTGGTGGGTGCGAAGTGGAACTCGGGGATTTCATTCAGGTACCTCTTGGCCACCCGGAGGATTCGGTTCTTGCCCACGCCGGGGTGGCCGACGATGAACACATAGAGGTTCGGGTACAGCGCGGAGCTTGTCTGGAGCCAGCATCGCATCTCCATGGCGGCCGCGACGGAGAATATCCCGGCCCACTTCCGGAATAACACCGGGGAGTCGGTGCTAGCCGTAGCGTCTACGAACTGGTCGATCCAAGATGGAAGTTTCCGTCCGACGGCGACGGCCTTGGTCCCCTGGGGTGTAGCCACGGAGGCCGTCTGGATTCGTGCGTTCATCATAATGCCCCTTATTCCAACCTACTTCACAGTCATATGGGATGGCGAGTGTGCGGCCGTTGCGGAGTGGGATGGGTTGGACGAGTGCGGGGAGCAGGGTGGCGAGGATTTCATCTTCTTGGTCTTCGGGGTATTGGAAGGTGAGCGCGTCGTGGTCATGCATCATGATGGAGACGTCGGGGAAGTGGCGCCAGACGTGGAGCATCGCTTGGTTCACGACCCGGGCGAGGGTTTCCTGCGGGTCGTACGCGAGCGCGGCGCGGATGGTGTCGGGGTCGGTGCGTCGGCCGAAAAACCAACGACGCCGGCCTCCCACAGAAGTGAGGTAGCCGCGGCTAGCGAGTTGCCGCGGGACCCACTCGTGCCACTCTTGGTGCGCCGGGAAGGCCGAGAAGTAGAGCGGCTGGAAGGCCTTGACGACCGTTTCGGGGAGCTTGGTTTGAGCGGCAAGGGTATCTGGGCGACCACCGTAATTGCTTCCATGCCCAAGCTTCTTGCACATGAAACGGTGAGTATAGTGTCGGTAGTAGATAGTTTCTGCGATCGCTTTATCTTGCTTAAGGTTTCCCGTCCAGCCCAAGTTTGGCCAGCATATGCGCGCAACCGCCGTATGAGGGTCTCCAGTTTCGCATGCGTCAAGATAACGTCCGTCATCGAACAGGTTCCATTCTATTGCGCCGACGACGAAGCTTTCGCCGGACTTGGCGTCGCACTTCGCCCACTTGTAGCCGGGGTCGGCGATGAATATAGGCCGGATGGATTCCTCGATGTTTTGTAGGTTGCCACCAGTACCGAACTCGGAAAAGCTAGAACTGAACCGGCCAGTATCAGTACCAGCAATGTTGTAGGAAGTCCGGATACGGCCGTCGGGGTCGATGCTGGTTTTGAGGACACTGATCTTCTTCCCTATGTCGGCGAGGGCGTTGAGGTGCGCCACGATCGGCTTGGCGATGGTGTATTGCTCGAGCTTCTCCCGGGCGCCGCGGTCGACGGTGGGGCGGCCGAACCGCGTGATCGGCGGGATTTCCAGCCGGGTGTAGAACAGGGTCTGGAGGTCTGCCGGGCTGCGCCAGTTGAACCCGGGCATCCCGACGCCTTCGAGGACGATCCGCTCGAGGTTCCGTTCGAGGACGTCGAGCCGCTCGTAGAGTTCATCGATGACCTCGGCCTTGCGGACTTGGTCGATCCGGACCCCGCGGCATTTCATCTCGATCACCGGGGCTTGGAGGGCCCGGGCGAAGTCGTAGGTGGCCCCGGTGACCTCGTCGAGTTGCGGTGCGATGCAGTCGTAGATTTCCCGCGTGGCGAGGACGTCGACCCCGTTGTAGACTTGATCGGCGTCCCACTTGGGGAGGTCGTCGGGGGAGGTGTCGGTGTGGATGATGCGGGCCATTACATCTTCTCAGGGTTCATCCGATGGATGAAACGGAACATGATCTGGCGATTGTGATCACGATACATCTCGTAGACGTAGCCGTGCTCGGTGAAGATGAACACGGTGCCTTCGTAGTAGAC